GCCCCAAGCGCGAAGCTTGTGCCATTGTTTTGGAAAGCGGACAATCGTGTAAACCGCCCGGATGTCTGGCTAATAAAGCTCATCTACGATCAAAGTAAACCAAGTCGTGGCCAAAGTAGGAGCAGTACTAGTGTACGCGCCAATCATGGCCGTGATAATGCCTGCATTATCAGTACCAAAACAGCCAGTGGGGCAATCTACGGTAAAAGTATACGCGCAGTTGCCAGCAGAATTAGCATATGTGGCCTGAACTCCAACCAATGTGGGCTGAACGCCCGTAGTGGTGGTGAACGTAGGGGCCGTAACGACGTCGGCCGTATACGCCGCCTGCGCCTTATATTGGATAGTATACCTTCCCGCACGATTAATGCGGAAAAGCTGCGTTGTCGACGAAAAGGGCATCAAAGAAACCAACGATGTGGTAGGCAATGTGTCATTGGTCCCGCCGATGAGACCAGGAGTTGACCCTGCAACCTTAGCATCAGTCCACGTGGCAAAAGCCATGCCGCCAGCGGCAGCAACCGTGGGTTGAAATGTCGAAGTCAGAGAAACTCCAGGCAAATCAGAAGCTGATACGATAGGCTTATACAAGGCTACCTCATAAGTGACCCAAAGCTCACCAAGGGTGGTGCCGGTAGTACCGGGCAAACCCTGTGTGGCTACTTGGAAGGTACCATAGTGGTACAACCTCTTGTCAGAAAGCGTATTGTTGTCGTACGACGGGTCGTTGACGTACAACAACTGTGCCACCCTCTCACGCGGGTTACATTCAATAGGGTGCAAGACAGAGTGCGAAGGCTTAGTCGAACAAGCAAACTCGCTGTTCTCCATGGCTATTTTGCTAGGGTAAGACTTATCATTGGCGTTGTAATTGGTGGCCATAACTACGGTCCCCAGTGGTCCCGAGGCAGCATAATCACTAGACATCGTCTTGTACTCGAACACCGCACCCAGAAACTCATACTGCTGATACCTTCTGGCTATGGAGGACAGCCAAGGGAACAGATTTGCGTTTCCGGGATTAATGGCGTAGGAAGCGAGATTGAAGTTGGCTGGTGCAGCCGGAAACTTCAAATCCGTTATATACTCACGGTGCTTGATGATTGTTCTGTGCTCGTTGACATTGAACTGGGGGACCGTGTCGCTGAGCACCAAGGGTTCCTTGGTAATAGTGTTCTCAGAGACAGTATAGTCGCCAAACCCAATGATGTTGGCCAAGCCTTTCCCAAGGAGTGACCCAACAGCCGACCCAGTGGGCCCAAGCATTCCGCCAGCAATTCCACCGAGGCCACTAAGTAGCCCCGGGGCTTTGTTGGCTTTGGCCTTCTTGGCCTGTGCCGGTTGTTGTTTTTGGTTTTGTTTTGTCGCTTTAGGCTTTGAGCCTGCTTTGCCGGCATTAGGCATGATCACTAACGCTTGCAACTTTCGACACCCGATGTCCAGGAATTCACCTGGCGCCCGAGACCTGTGAGGTCAACACCATATCTACCTTCACTTTTGTGTCCACGAAATCAATCATGGGACGCTCGCACAAGCCCACAGCCCATCCCAGCATAGCGACATCAAAGTCGTAAAACTGTTTGGGCGATAGTCCCTGATGCAATAAGTACTGGTAGTCCAACACGTCTAATAAAGGCATGTCAGTTTTAACGGTGGATCCTGCCATGGCGAACTTCAACTTATCGTCGTCCGACATGATGACCGGTCCCGCTCCTGCGCGCTGGAGATGCGCCCACAAAATAGATGATACGGCAGGCGTGCGCGGGTCGAGCGACAAACCCGCTATGCACTTCCCACGGAGAAGAGCCGCCCTGTCCTGGACATTACTGCCCGTAACAAGGTGAACCTTTTCTATAGCCCGTCGAACATCAGCATACGTGCGATTCGGTGACAAGAAGTCTCCAACCACGTAACGCCCGCAGAACTTGACGTCACGATAGTCCTCATGCCAATCACACTCCAAATTTAGGCCAAGAGAGAGCGCCCAACCGGACAAATCAAACCTGTCAGTCGCCCCAACGAAGCCGTCATCCCCTTCAGCGAAAGAGAATCTGGCCACATCAGATGGACAACTCCAGGCGACAAAGTCATTAATCAATCCATTACCGATCGATGTGCCCGGCTCCCCCGAGTACCTAAGGCTGGGGATGACCAATCGTCTGCACTCATCACTGACACCCACATCAACGTGCACGATCACGCTAAGGCACACCAA